CGAGAACAGAGCTCTTGCGACAAAGAAACTCGATTGTACGTGATATCCATACTGAGTTTCGCGCTCTTAATATAGAAGTGCCAACTATAGTAGAAAAGAATACAGAAAGTTTTAGCAATATATTGGAAGGGTTGATGGATGACGACGATAAAGAACGAGCAGAAGAAACTAAACGCAGCGATTAGCGGTATAGCAGCTCATGATTCTATTGCTTTAGAAAGTATATTTGAAAAGTGTAGGACTGACAAAAAGAAGATGACTTTGTTAGTCCGTGCTTTTTGTGAATGCTACTTGATAGATAATAAGCGTAGGCCACTAAAACTAAGACCTATGCAAGAGGATATTGTTGTAGAATCTCTGACATATCCTAACGGAGACCCAGAAAGACATCGTAAAGTAGCAATATTGGCTCCACGTGGCTCAGGCAAATCTTACGCTCTCTCGGTAGCTGTAGTTGTCTACATGTTTTTTAAGAGATTCAGAGATTTAATATTTGTTTTGGCTCCTAGTGAAGACCAAGCAAGCTTAATTTTTAATTATTGTTATCGACATTTTGCTGACAATGCTTTTTTAGAAGGCTTAGTTAAGCATTACCGTTTCCATAACAAACCTAATATCACAATGAAGGGTGGTACAGTGCTACGTAGAGCCCCAATAGCTGCATCTAATCAGGGACAAGCTATACGTGGACAACACCCAACTTTTTTAATAGTGGATGAGAGTCCGTTAATAGATGATAAGTTATTTATAGACAATGTAGAACCATCGATTATATCTAACACAGCGCCATTTATTAACTTAGGGACTCCAAAATCAAAAGAAAACCACATGTTTAGATATTTGTACGATGAATCTTATGCAGATTCTTTTACAAGATTACATTATACGTGGAGAGATGCTGTGAAGAGAGGTAGGGCATATGACCCACCTTATACTGAAGAAGATATGTTAACCAAAATGATGGAATGGGGAGAAGATTCAATATATTGGAGGACAGAATATGAATGTGATTTCGTTGAGTCGTCGTCTAATATCTTCAATTCGGAATTATTACGAGCAACTTTCAGACCCGGACTTGGATTTCACGAGTTCGGAACGAAAATTGATAATTGTACTGTGGGTGTGGATATTGGTAAATCCGTTAATAGCACTGTTATTAGTGTCTGGACTTGTCAAAAATCAACTTCACAGAATGTTGCAAGACTTGTTTATTTGGAAGAAATTAGTCCAAGAACAGGTGGGCATGATATACCATACCAACGAGAACGCATTATGGATGTTACTAGGGGCTTTGGTGCCGATAGGCTTATTATTGATGCGACGGGTATGGGTGGAGCGATTGAACAAGATATAAGATTGGCGTGTATAGAGAGTGGTATACAGTTTATACCATTTATTTTTACAGGTGGAGCGAAAGGTACTAAAACCCAAGTCTACAGAGACATGGTGTCGTACCTACAGAAAAATCAAGTTATAGTACCAGACCCAAAAGAGTTACCAGCTGACCAAGCAAAACTGGTAAATAAGTGGTATAGAGAACATGTGGATTTAGAGTATACAATGGATGCTGCTAATAAAACAGAGAAAATAAGTGCTCCTAACGGTAAGCATGACGATTATTGTGATAGTACAGCTATAGCGTTGCACGGAGCGTTGTCAATGTTACCTATTTCAGGTAATTTTGCAGCAGTTTCTATGCCAACTAAAAGAAATGTACAACAAAGTGGTACTGGATGGACAGGGCAAGGCGTATTTACGTCAAGAAGAGGTCAAAGTTCTCTAAATAAGCATTCGCCCGGAGGTATTTAAGTAGTTTTCGGCGAAAGCTTTATATACTCACCCCGTCTACTAGTATTTGATAGCCATGCCTCTACGTGATTATCTGCCTTTCGGCAGAAGAAGAGAATTCGCAACAGTAGGAGAAAATCCACCATTTAGTGAGAACAGTCCACGTTCCTTTGGAGCCGGCGTTATTAAACGTATAAAGCTTCAAAATGACGGTGGAATGGGAGGTTACGGAGGCGGAGCAAACAAAGAGCCACAGATTGGGGATGCAAGAACGTACATGAATGTGTATCTTTCTGACCCTATAATCAGGACTCTGATTGATTTACCCTGCATATATGCGGCGAAGGACGGTTACGACATCGTAACTGATGATGACGCAGAGCGCGAGGTTATCACCAATTTTTTTGATGAAGTAAATATCGACCAGTTGATATATTCTTGGTTACGTAATGGTAGAATATTTGGAACTTCTTATCTAGAGTATACTGGAGATAATTTAGTTCTAAGGTCATCTCAGAACATGTACATACAGAGAAATGAGAATGGTCAAATTATGTACTATTATCAAGACGTGGGAGACGACAAAGAGAATGTTAGATTTGAAGAACAAGAAATTATTGCATATAGAAACAACCCTTTCGATGATTATGCTTACGGTCTTAGCGATATTCATCCAGTTTTATACTTGGTTGACCTCAAAGATTATGCAGAGCGGGATATCGGTGCTGCTCTTAATAAGTATGCCACTAGCCGTTTTGATATATCTGCTGGTTTACCCGATATGCCTTATGGCCCAGACAAGATTAACGAAATTGTCGATGCGTTCAATTCATTAGAACCCGGCGAAGATATTATACATGGTAATGATATAACTATCAAAGAAATGCAAGGCACACAAAGAGCATTTGAATATGGTAAGTATACAGATGACATTTTAAAGAAAATACACATAGCTTTGAAAGTTCCAGTCACTATGTTTGACAAACCAGAACAAGCACGTGCTATTTTCGAACCTTATGTGAAACATTTACAAAGTGCAGTAGAAGCAGCTTTGAATTCACAACTGATGCCACAATTAGAAAGTGGTTCAGCTAAATTTTCATTCCGTCAAATCAATGTAGAGGATGCCTTTACAAAAGCTAAGACGGATATGATTTATCTATCTGAGGGAGTTCTAACGCCCGGTGAAGCTAGATTAGAACGTGGTTTAGACCCAGAAGGTATCGTGGAACTGCGACCAACAGCAGAAAACGCTAACATATCTGGTGGTAAAAACCAAGACAAGACAGAAGAATCTGTCCGTGTCGAAAACAGAAACCTAACAGGAGACAGAGAAGCATGAGCAAAAATACGTATGAAGAATGTTTACTTGACCTTGCCCCAAGACTAAAAAAGAAAGGTGTAGAGGAATATAGTGACATGGCTGCTAAATTATGCAGAATGAGAGTGGACGAAGGTACTGTTAGAGAATTCGCAGTGCCAGAAGGTAAAGCCGAAGACTCAAAACGTACATTTGCCCAAAAGCTAGAAACACCTTTAAATATAGGTAAAGAAACTATAGACTATCCGGTCGTAGCCATTACTTCAGGAGTACATGATGAAGATGGTGACCAAAAGGTTTATATAGAACCTTCGATATTAAAAGATAATATAGAAGCTTTTAAAGAGCTTCCAGTTTACTTTAATCACCAGCGAACCGACGAAGATTTGATTGGCAAGGCTATCAATCCAGAAATCATCGAATTGGAAGACGGTAAAACTGGTATTAAAATGTTAGCGAAAATCCACAAGGATGCCGCTAAAACAAATGAAGTGCTAGGAAAGTTAGAAAACGGCGATATGACACATGTCAGTATCGATTGGTTTTCGAAGGACGTTGACGTTCTTGGAGAGCCTTTTGCTACGAACATCCGTCCTATCGAGGTGAGTTTCATTGATAATGAGACGAGGACACCCGTTTGTGAAGCATGTACAATTGATGGGAAATGTAATGACGAACACCGTGAATTCGGTGAAAAAGAATCTGATTGTGGCGGCGCCTGTGGCGGTCATGAAGAAGATTCATGTGCCTGTGAATCACACGGGAACAACAGCGAGGTAGAAACTATGGCTGAAGAAGAAAACAAAATATCAGAAGCAGAGACTATCACAGAGCGTGAATTCGCATCTATGAAGTCTAAGCTAGACGAAATGACGACATCTTTCGAAGAGTTAAACACCAAGCACGAGGAAGCCCTTGCTTTAATCACAAAGTTTGAAGAAGCTGACGCAGACAGAGCTGAGAAAGAAATCTTAGCTAAAAAGAATGCATTAGTCAACACAATCATTGAGAAAGAAGCTCTTCTCGGAAAAGTCGAGGATGAAAACAAGGATGCTCGTGTAGAGGAACTCTCCGCATGGGATGACGTTAAGCTAGAAGGATTCAGCATCGCAATGGAATCTATGCCAGTACCAGAAGAAGCAGAACGCACTTTCGGTAAAGGCAAAGCCCACGATGTTGAAGAAAGCCCAGTAGAAGCAGAAGAATCCGAGCGAATGTTCGCTATGAAAAACGGAAAAATCTCTTTTACAGGAGCTAAATAAGTAGGTAAATAAATATGGCAACAGAAATATTAGTAAACGATGGTGGTGCCCCAGCAAGAATCATGAATCTTGGTAATGCTGGAGCAGCAATCGAAGCAGGTATCTTCGTTGATATGAACAGCAGCGGTAAAGTTGTAGCAGCAGGAACTGGATTTGCAGATGCAGAAGAAGGTTCAACTGGACAAACAGTCGCTCTAGGAGTCTTATTAGTAGACGCAGTATCAGGAGCACCAACTTCCGTCGTAACAGGAAAAGGTATTGTATGTAATGTTCAAGTAGGAGCTGACACAACTGGTTTGGCAGTCGGAGCAGAATTGACTCTAGACAGCGCTGGTAAAGTAGAAGCAACCGCTGACGCAGACAATCACCGAGCAGTAGCTATTCAATTAGCAGCAGTAGACACAGCAGGCGCCAAAGCAGACGGTTCAACCGTTAGTATGGTAAAGGTGTTATTAGTATAAGGTGATTAAATATGGTTACAGCAAAAGAAGGTATACTAACGAGCCAGAATGTAGGTAGTGGAAGTACACAAGCAAACCGCGTACTTGTAGATTACAAAGACGCACTTCAAGATTACAGAGTAACAGAATTACCAGTAATTTCGATGTTTGCAGAAAACTTCACCACCGAAACTGGCGGAGATATAGACATAACATTCGCAAAACAAAGTATGGTTATGGAGCAAATCGAAGAAGGAACAACTCCAAAGTTCCAACACACCGATATGCGAAATGAGCGTGTTAATGTTAAAGAATGGGGTATCGCAGTAGGTGTTACCCGAAGAATGATTGAAGATTCAAGATTCTCTGAAGTAGAACTTGCATTGAACGAAGCTAGAAGAGCAACTGACAGACACGTCACAAGCCACTTCATCAAAGCTTTATTCGGTATTGCAGACACTACTTTCGGAACTGGTGTTGATGTCAGTGGAACAAGGACCACAATCAACGCTTCAGGAGATGTAGATGCAGAAGCAGAAATTACTGTCTTCTCAACTAACCCACACGGTGCTTTCTTCGGAGAAGCACCCGGTACAGCAGCATCCGGTCAAGATTCAAGACTTGTAGACTATGGATTGTACACAGCAACTGAGTACGGTTCAATGGGAACCAACAACGGTTCACACTACATATCTTCAGCATCTGGATTGGGTAGTGCCTCTACCGCTGAGTTAGCCCTTGGGGATATCACAACCGCTATGGAATTGATTGCAACCAAAGGATTGAACCCAGACACAATCTTGATTTCACCATCTCACTACAAACTGCTATTAGACTTAGCAGACTTCACTATACCATTTGCAGGTTCAGCAGCAAACAACCAAACACCAAAAGGTGGATTGGAATATGTTGATGACGTTGCAAGAACTGGATTAGTTGGACAATTATACGGTATGAACGTTTTCGTTAACGCCTATGTTCCAATGACCAAGTTCGGTGTATTTGACATGTCTGTCAAGCCTATGGCATACGTAGAAAGACGTGGAATGACCGTCGAGGAAGCAAACCCCGGTTTCGGAATCGTTGGTTCATACATGTCTATGAGATACGGTATGAAGATTATTAGACCAGAAGCTGGTGTTATTGTAACATCCGCTTAGATTTAATAACCTTTAAATCAGTATAAACCGTTCGGGCGACTACGGTAGAATAATGTCGCCCAACTTTACAAGGAGAAAATATGCCTGTACCAAAAAGACAACAAGGAAAACCATTAGGCGGCGTCGGAGCCGAACGCATGCAAGGAAAGAGAAACTACAGTCTCATCCTAGACGACAGGCTACTCTCTAAACAATTCGTTACAGCTAAGGCTGATTCTAAAGTAGACAATACTGCATTTGCTTCTAGCTGGGCTAATGACGAAACTACAGCACCTACTAAGGCTGCTGTTTTTAATAAGATAAATACTCTAAGTGTAGATACATCTGCCTTTACACAAGAAGATACTGATTCAACTTCTTCTGATGTAAGAGCTTTTAGAACTGGTAACTATGGTTTTGGTTCTGGTTCTAGTCTTGCTTTTTCAGAAATAACACATAAGGTAACTATAGATGGCGATTTAAGAGTAGGAGCTATTGATGGCTCAAACAAAGATATTTATTTAGATGATGGAGTTATATTATACAAGTATGGCTCTGGTGGTAGCACAGCTATGCTTACACTTGACAGTACTAATGGTAACAA